CCGTTTCCATTTGAGGGCGTCCCATGCTCGTCCGTGTCGGTGACACGCAGGTGGATATCCGAGTCGAGGCCGTGCTGTCGATGCCCCGCCTGGGGTTCACGTCCAACTTCTTCGCCTGGGCTCAGGCTCTGATGCCGCTCGGCATCCGGCCGACACTGGGCACGGGCTGCTTCTGGGACCAAGTGAACACCCGGGTGTTCGAGCAGTTCATCGACAAAGCCGAGTATCTGCTGGCCATCGACTACGACACGTTCTTCACGAAGGAAGACGTGGAGACGCTCTTTGCCATGGCGATGACTTTCCAGTGCGATGCCATCACGGGGCTGCAAACTAAGCGCGAAGACGGCCGCCCCATGCTCACCCTCAAGGGCACGCTGGAGGCACCGCCGGAGGCCGGGCACACGAGCCTGCCACCGTCGTGGTTTGCCGAGCCGATTCAAGAGGTGGACACGGCACACTTCGGCCTGACGGTGATCAGCACGGCCGCCCTGAAGCGAACCAAGAAACCGTGGTTCTGGAGCAAGCCAGATCCGGAGGGCTCGTGGGGCGAAGGCCGGCTCGATCCCGACATCTGGTGGTGGAAGAACTGGCGAGAGAGCGGCAACCGGATCTTCGTCTCGCCCCGTGTCGTGCTGGGGCACGGCGAGTACGTCGTGACGTGGCCGGGCCGCAACCTGACGAGCCCGGTGTTCCAGTGGGCCAACGAGTTCACGTCTACGAGCAAGCGGCCCGAAACTGCATGGAGGGTGGGAGAATCGTGAAAATCAGACTGACGCAGAGTTGGCGTTACTTCAAACGTGGCCATGTGTTTGAAAACATCGACGACGGAATGGCCCGCCAGTTGATTCAGACGGGCCGCGCCGTCGAGGACAAGCAGCAGACGATCGAGACGGCGGCCATCGAGCACCGGGCCGAGACGGCCGACGCCACGCCCAGGAAACGAGGACGCCCCCGTGCAGTACCGCAGCCTGACCAGAGCGACGCCGCCGGCGGTTGAGCCCGTCTCGGTATCCGAGGCCAAGGCCCACCTGCGTGTGGACATCAGCGACGATGACTCGTACATCGGCACGCTGATCACGGCGGCCCGTGAGTGGTGCGAGCAGTACCTTGACCGCACGCTGATCAACACGCAGTGGACGATGCGGCTGGACTCGTTCCCGTACGAGATCGAGCTACCACGGCCGCCGATTGCCACGAGTGGCACGACCACGGCGGTGGCACTCACCTACACGCTGGGCGACGACTCCACGGCCACGCTGTCCACGACGGCGTACCGGGTCGATCGCAACTCGACGCCTGGCGTGGTGCGGCAGCTGCGTGCCGGGACGTGGCCGGCGAACCTCGACGACTACAACGCCGTGGCTGTGACGTGGTGGGCCGGCTACGGCCCCAGCGGCACGAGCGTGCCAGCCGCAATCCGCCACGCCATCCTGATGATTGTGGGGATCCTTTACGAACGCAGAGCGGGGGCTGATTCAGGCACGCTGAACGAGATTCCTTTTGGCGTCAAGTCGCTTCTCGACTCGCAACGCTGGGGATCCTACCGATGAGCGTTGAAGGCCGCATCACGGTGGACGCCTTGTTCCACGACAAGGACGGCACCAACGCAATCAACGTGCTGTCACTAGCGCGGTCCGGCTCTTCACTGCAAGGCAAGTGTGCCTATGTGTCTGGCATTGTCGGCACCGCCGCAGTAACGGTTGCAGTCAGCCCCAGCACGTATCGAGATTCCTCCGGCAGCCTTGTGTCTTTTACTGACGTGGAGCGTGTCGTGTTTTCCTGTAGCACCAGGTGCCAAGTGGCAGAGGCTTCTGGCAGTGCACTGTCTATCTGCCCAGCCAATCACGCGATTGTTCTCGGCACAGAGCAGGGGGGCCTCGACGGCATCGTGGTCGGCCCGCTGGGGGCTGGCACGGCTTCGTTTGAAATGGTGCTGTACGGCGTATGAGCATTGACGGCCGCATCACTGTTGACGCCCTCTTCCACGACACGTCTGGCACGGCCAGGCTGAAGGTGCTGTCGCTGCAGTCCGTCACCGGGTACACGTCTGGCGAAGTCGTGGCCGTCACCGGCACCGCCGGCACCTCGGGCGTGTCCATCAACTTCGGCGTGTACCGCAACGCCGCCGGGACGCTTGTGTCGCTGGGCTCGCCGCTCAAGCTGGCCTTTTCGTGGAGTGGCTCTAGCCGCCGCACCCTCAACGACGGCGGCGACGATGCGTGGCGGCTCATCTCGTCTAACGGCGAGGTGGCCGTGACGCAGATGGCCGACAGCGAGCCCGTGCCGATGCTGACGGCTGGGGCTGGCACTGGCACCTACACGCTCATCCTGTGGGGGCCAGACTGATGGACTCCGGCCGGCTCAGAGAGCGTGTGACGGTGCAGCAGGCCACGGACAGCCGCACGCCGCTGGGCGAGGCTACGCAGACGTGGGGCACGTTTGCTGAGCGTTGGGCCAGCGTTGAGGGCATCTCGGCCCGGGAGTTCTTCCTGCAGGGCCAGCAGCAGACCGAGGCCAGCCACCGGGTGCGGATGCGGTATCTCACCGGACTCACGCAGCAGATGCGTCTGCAGTGGCGTGGCCGCACGCTGGAGATCGTCAGCATCCTCGAGCACGGCAACCGCACCGAGCACGAGCTGCTGTGCCAGGAGGCGATCTAGTGGCCTTCATCTCGATCACGGTGGACTCCACCGACCTGAAGTCGAAGACCGAGCAGCTGCGAAACCTGTTTGGCCAAGACGGCCGTGCGGAGCTTGCTGCCACGCTGGAGGCGGCACTGGAGAAGGCCATCTGGCCGGCGTACCTGCGGCTGCGTGATGTCACGCCGGTGGGCCCTACCGGCAATCTCAAGCGGGCCGCACACTACAAGACGGTTAAGTACCCGAAGGACGGGGCCGCCGTTGGCCTGATTGGCTACCGGCAGTCGCAGAGAGAGCGTGGCACCGCCACTGCTGGCAGCGTGCGGATTGGCAAGGAGCGGGGCTTTCATCAGTGGTGGCTGGAGTTCGGCACTAAGGAGCGAGTCGTAACCAAACTCTCGGACAAGCCCTACCAGCGAAAGTCGCACACCCGCCGCATGAAGTCTGGCAAGGTGGCCAACATCAGTGCCCATCAAGTTAAAGGCCAGGGGGCCGTCATCGCCTCCAGCTTGGCCGCCCGTGGACCCTTCGACATCTACCCCGACGGCAGCAAGTCGCAGCCCTACGCCTTCTTCATGAAGGGCAAGAAGGGCCAAGGGGCTATCCGCCTGCCCGCTGTCCCGCCTGGTGGTCGTGGAGGCCGCCCGCCCGTGCAGACCGCCTTCGAGCAGACCAAGGGCCAGGTGGCCGAGATCCTGCGGCGTGAGCTCAGCATCTCCATAGAGGCCGCCATTTCCAAGATCACGCAGTCCAGCACCGGCACCATCAGCGGCATCATCGGAGGCTAGCCACCATGCCACTCAAGTCACCTGAGCAGCTGCTGGCCAACGCCCTGGTGGCCGACCCCGCCGTGGCGGCTGTCGTGGGCCAGCGTGTCTACCCCGTCGTGGCACCGGCCTCGGCGGATCTGCCGTTCATCACCTGGCGTCGCACGGGCATCCAGCGGACGCAGACGCTATCCGGCCCAATGGGTATGGGCGTGGTGCTGCTGTCGGTGGACGTGTACGCCGAGACGTACGGCGAGGCCCGGGACATCGCCGACCGATGCCGCTCGGTTCTGGATGGGTACGGGACCGCTGTGGAAAACTACGTGAGCGTCAGGAACGTGTCTCTGGACACGGAATCGGACGGCGTGGTGCAGCTGGCGGGAGGCGACTTGCCGCCGATTCTCACGGTTAACCAACAGTACTCGATCCTCTGGCAGGAGATATAAGCGATGGCTTTCGAGACGCCGCATGATGGTGCCGGTACGGTGGTGACGTGGCCGACGACCGCCACGAGGTACACCGTCACGAACATCGTCGTGTCGTTCACCGACCCGGCTGCCGAGGACGAGAAGATCAACGTGGCCCACCTGGGCCAGACCACCGGCGAAACCGCCAGGACTCTCGATCTGCCGCTGGCGGGCTCGGCTTCCGGCGACACCGGCCGCACGGTGCAGTTCGACTACGTCGGCAGCACCCTCATCAACGACAAGTCCACCGGCACGCTGTCCATCACCGTGGGCGGCTCTTCGCTTCTGAGCAAGGGCGGCACGGTGCAGAGCTCCACGCTCACGCTCGCCACCAACGATGCCATCCGGGGCCAGGTGACGATCCTCATTGATCGTTAAGCCTGACGGAGGCCCGTCATGGCTGAGTACGCAGCGGGCGTCACGGCGACGTGGAACGGCGTCGCGTTCAGCGAAGTCTTCGATCTGCGCGTGACGCACGGCGGTGCTCTGCCGTTGGCTCGCGCCAGTACGTGGACGCTTGACCTAGGCACTATAGAGATGTCGTGCTTTGCAACGGCCAACGTCTCGACCGCCAACTACGGCGTCCGCTCGCTCGTCACGATTGCTGGCGGCGGGTTTGCCTACCGTGCCACGGCAGTGCTTGAGAAGTTGACGTTTCAAGGCGTGGTGAACGACGTGACCCGCTACGGCGTCACGCTCAGAGTCCAAGCCTAGGAGATTTTCATGGCCCTGACTGTGCAGGAACTCGCCGCTCAGATTCTCGCGTCGGACGACTTGTCCGTGCTCAAGGTGACGGTGCGGGAGTGGAAGGACGCCAGCGGTAAGCCGCTGGTGCTCGGCATCCGTGTGATGACCGTCGAGGAGCGGGACTCCTACGAACAGGAGTGGATCGGCAACAAGGAGCGTGGCATCGACAACTTCAGGACGAAGTACCTGGCCCGCTGCCTGTGCCACCCCGAGAGTGGCGAGCGGCTCTTCGACGAGCAGGGCATCGAGCAGCTGGCGAAGAAGTCTTCGGCCGTGGTGTCGAAGCTCTTTGAAAAAGCCATGAAGCACAACAACATGACCGAGAGCGACGTGGAGGAACTCGCAAAAAACTGAAGACCCGGCCGATGCGGAGGTTTCTTTTCCGCCTCGCCGGGCACCTAGGCATGACGGTGCGTGAGTTGTCTCGCCGCATGGATTCGCAAGAGCTCAGTGAGTGGGTGGCGTTCACTCGCTACTACCACGCTCTTCCGGATCCGTGGCAGCAGACAGGCTTGCTCACCAGTGCCGTGCTCGCACCGTACAGCGAGAAAGGCAAAGCGCCGAAGGCGTCCGATTTCGTACCGACCGAGAAGCCACCGCAGACATCAGAGGAGATGGCCCGAGAGCTCGCAAAGCTCGCCGGCATCTTTGAGCAGTAGCAGCCATGGCCAACATCCTCTCACTTGCGATGAAGGTTTCCGCCGACGCCTC